GGAAGTTTTTGATAAAATTATGAAACAGAAAGTTGGACTTCCACAAGAATTTATTGATGAGGTAATTTATGAAACTGCAAAAAATCTAAATTTAAATTGGGCTACCAAAAAAAAGAAAGAAGAAAAAGGAAAGAATAAAGAAGCACTTATATCTTTTGAAAAAGGAAAGATAAAAATGGCAGATAAGTTAGGCATTGATGCTCCTTCAACTCCTAAAGAACTTAAAGAAAAATTATTAAAGGTCGAACACAAAGTAGAATTAGAAAAAAAATGTTTTAAGTTAGGTGAGGAATTTGCTTATGTCGGAATCAAAAAGTAAAAAAGTATGTCCAAAATGTGGATATAAAAACAAAGCAAAAAATTCACATTGTGAAAAATGTGGGTGGCCACTTAATATTAAAACTCACGCCGATGATTAAAAAATATTTAACTTCAACTGATATTGTAGAGTTAGGTGAATCTGGAAAAACTATTTTAATACCTGGTCGAATTTTGGATTTAAAAAGTGAAATTGTTTTAGGCAAAAGAGCAATTTTAAGTTCAATACTAACGAAAAAGTATTTAGATAGTCCAGTATATCTTATAAAGGGAGGTAAAGCAGTTGGGATTGTGATAATTGAAGAACCAAAAGAAATATTAGAACAAGAAACAAAAGATTTGTCTAAAGAATACAATTTTAAATTGTTATCAGGTTGGGAAAGTAATTCTTTATATATGTATCCAATAGAAGTTATATCAAGATTTTACCCGCCTAAATTAGTTGAAGGCACAGAGAAAACATGGTCAGATGTAGTTACTTTTAAGAGTATGGACTTAAGGAGTCCAAAAAATTTGAACAATTCAGAATTATTAGATACGCATGGAAAACTACATAAAATGTGGCAGATATTACCAGATCCTGCCGAAGATATGTTAAATTATCATATTTTAGTTGTAGATGAATTAGGGAAACGAAAAATGGAATTTAAAGAATATAATGATAATTTAGATGAAATGTCAGAAAATATTTCTAAAGATTTCGAAAAAGAATTAGCAAACATAAAGAATACGAAGATGTCAGTTAGGGCTTTTGCGAAAAATGTTGATGGTAAGTTGGTTGCTATTGCTTCAACAGAGGAAAAAGACAGAATGGGTACTATTATTAGGGCGAGTGGATGGAAATTAAAAAACTTTAAAAAGAATCCAGTTTTACCGTTTGCTCATAGGTACAATGAATTGCCTGTTGGTATTGTTAAAAATATTAGGGTTGAAGATAAAAAACTTATTTTTGAACCTGTGTTTCACGAAATTACCCAGTTATCAAGAGAGGTAAAACAGATGTATACATCAGATCCACCAATAATGCGAGCATTTTCAGTTGGATTTATGTTATTAGAATTAGATGATAAAGATCCACATATTATTGTGAAACAAGAGTTATTGGAAATTTCAGCAGTTCCTGTTCCAGCTAATGCAAGTGCCTTATCTCAAATATCAAAGTCAATTACAAAAAATCAAGAGAGAGAAATTAATGAATGGATTGAGAAAAATACTATAGTTAAAAAAAAGAAAAATTATACTTGTGAATGTTTAGATTGTGGTAATACTATAGGAAGTGATAAACATTGTAAGGATATTAAATGTCCTAAATGTGGAGGAGAAATGAGGAAAAAAGAAAGACCAGGACAAGGAAAAGAGTATACGATAGAAAAAGAATTAGTTGTCAGACCGTATGAAAATGAACATTCTTGTAGGTTAAATTCACCAGATAAATATGATAAGTTTGCACGCAAAAATTGTGCTGTTAAGAGTGATGGAAAATGTATAGATTTTATTTTTGGTATTTTATCGACAAAGAAATCAGAACTTCAGGCAATGAGATATAAAAAATCTATATGGAAGGCAAGTTCAGCAAGAGCACATTGTAAATCCAAAGGAGGTAGTTTCGAGGTCGCATCCCCCAGTAAAAAATAAAAACTTGACCCAATTTTATATTATATGTTAAAATACACTTTAATAGAGTTTAGTTTTCCGTTATCTTTGAGTGAAAAGAAAAAAGTAGAAGATCACTTTATATTAGAGGGCTTTGCCGCTGCGAATGATTTTGATTTTCAGAATGATATAATCTCTGATTCTGCTCTACGAAGAGCAGTAAAAAATTTTCTTGAAAAAGGCAAAGTTTGCTTAAATCACAATAAAGGAGAGATTGGTAAATTACTTGATTGTCATTTTGAGAAAGGAAAAATATGGGTTAAGATGGAAATAACGGAACCCGAAATTATAAAAAAAATTAAGTCAGGAGAACTCAATTGCCTTTCGGTAAAAGGAAAGGTACATTATCGAACATTCGAACGAGTTTTTTTTCCTGAGTCCAGTTTTATTTCAAAGGTCGTTGATGATTTGGATCTTGAAGAAGTATCTTTAGTTCCTCAAGGTGCAAATCCAGAAGCAAAGGCTATCCGATGGTATATTAAAAAAGCTGTCGAGTTAGCCGAAAAAAATATGTCAAAAAAAATAATAAAAGAAAAAAAATCTAAAAAAGAAGAGATTGAATTAGAAGAAGTTGAAGAAGAAAAAGAAGAAGAAAAACCCGAAGAAAAAGAAGAAGAGAAAATAGAGGAAGAAAAGAAAGAAGAGATAAAAGAAGAAGAATCTGAAGAGGAGTCCGAAGGGGAGACTGAAGAAAAAACAGATTTAGGTTGTAGTTGTGAAGAAAAGAAAGAAGAAAAAGCTGAAGAAAAAGATGAAGAAACTGAAAAGGAGGAAGAGAAAGAAGAAGAAACAGAAGAGGAAGAGAAAGAAGAAACAGAGTTATCAGAAAAAAAAGAAGAAAAGATTGTTTATCAGGTTATGAATTCTGGCGATGTTGAATTAGAAGAGAAAAAGGATTTATCTGAATTTAAGAAAGAGTTATTGAGAACTGGTAGTTGGAAACATAGTGCTAGTAAGGATGGTATGTTAAATGTAACAAAGGATATGTTAAAAACTATTGTAAAGAACTTTAAAGACAAAGTTCTTGATAATGTTTTTGTTCCTTTGGGACATCCTACTAATGATGACCCTTCAAGTAATGTTGGTGAAGTTGTTGATTTAGCCATTGAAGATGATAAGTTAATGGCTACGATTGATGTAAAAGACGAAACAATTGTTAGCAAGATTAAGAAAGGACTTATCAAAGGAATTTCAGCTAGTCTTGCCGAGAACTATACGAAGAAAGATACTGGAGAGAAAGTTGGCACAACCTTATTTCATGCTGCTCTTGTTGGTGAACCATATATAAAGGGTATGGGTTCATTTGCTACTATCCCATTATCAGAAGAGTGGAAAGATAGTAAAATAATTCAGATAGTCAATTTGGAAGAAGTTTTAACATTAGATGAAATGAGTAAAAGACTTGATAAATTAGAAAAGAGATTAAAATTAAGTGAAGAAGATGAAACTTCCGAAGAGGAAACCAAAGAAGGTGACTCAAAGGAAGATGAATCGAAATCCGAAGAAGAGGAATCTTCAAAGGAGGAAACTTCAGAAGAAGAAGAATCTGAGTCTTCTGAGTTCGGCGAAAAGGCCGAAGAAGAAGAGGAAAAAGAATCTGAAACTGAAGAATCTGAGACTGAAGAAACTGAATCTGAGGCGGAAGAAGCCGACGAAGGAGTTGAGTTGGCAGAAGCCGAGAAAATGTTTGGAGAACTTTTACAGGAGGGGAAAGTAACCCCTGCTGAAAGAGAACTCCTCGTTCCATTACTGGCTTCAGGTACCACAATTGAGTTATCAGAGGGCAAAAAGGTCGCCTCTGGAAAGGCTCTATTTGAGTATTTGAAAGACCAGTCTCCTAAATTTTCACTTTCCGAAGAAGGAACTTCAGAAACCCCAGAAAAGAAAGATAAAAAAGAAAAGGAAGAAGAAATTCCCGAAGAGATCAGTCAGGAATTAGATAAAATGAATTTTACCGAAAATAAAGGTGAAATTTATAAGGAATTTAAGGAAATGAAGGAGAAAAAAGAATCGACTCCGTTTTAAATTCATTAAAATTAAATATGACAGTTTTAAGTGCAGACTATGAAGATAAACGACAAGATGGACATATAATTGAAAATCCAATTAAGAATGGCGAAGATATCTACAAAGGGGCGATAGTAATGTCTACAGATGCTAATGGTTACCTTTATGCAGGTGTCGATAGTGCTTCTTGTACCTTTGAGGGTATTGCTGTTGAGAAATCTTTATCTGCTGATGTAACTACAGATGCAGATGGAGCAAGAAATATAAGATTATTCAGAACTGGGGTATTTCAATTACCTACAGGACAAACAGCTAGTCAGGCTTGGGTTGGATTCAAGGTTTATATCACAGATGACAATACAGTTGATCTTGTTGGAACAACAACTAATGATGTTTATGTCGGAAGATGTGTTGCCTATATTAGTGCAAACCTGATTAAGGTTGATATAGGAGATGCAGCTTCTGCTGGTAAATAATATGTTAGTAAGAACAGACATACCTAAACTATTATTGGCGGGAATGAGAAAGGAGTTTTTCAAGGTGTATGATAGTGAAATCGTTGCCGAATGGGAAAGAGTTGCTACAATTATTCCTTCAACTAAAGATAAGGAAACTTATCCTTGGTTAGGAGCAGTTGGAAAAATGAAAGAGTGGAAAGATGAGAGAATTCCAGAAGGGTTACTTGAACACAACTTTGCAGTTACTAACAGAGATTGGGAAGGTAGTATTGCTGTTGATAGAAATGCCATCGAAGATGAGCAATATGGACAAATTAATATTCGAGTACGTCAATTAGCTCAGGAAGCTAAAAGATTTATCGGAGAATTAGTTTTCGAATTGCTTGGTCAAGGAAACCTTTCAACAGGAACCAGTACCAATTTTTCTGGTAAGACCATTACTTGTTACGATGGAAATCCATTTTTCTATGGCACTCATTCAGAAGGCAGTTCTGGAAGTCAATCTAATAAAGGAACAGTTGCATTCAGTTTTGCTAATCTCCAAACTGCTATCACAGCAATGAAAGGAATCAAGGATGACAAAGGCAAATTCTTGAGTGTTACTCCAGACTTATTGGTTGTAAATCAGTCAGATGAGTTTCTTGCGAGAGAAACCTTGAATAGTACATACTACCCAGTTGAAGGTACAACAACCAACAAATTGGCAGTAAATGTAATGAAAGGAATTGTTGATTTGTATGTTACTCCCTATATCACTTCTGGCACATGGATATTATTGGACACCAAAGGAATAGTTAAACCTGCTATTTTGCAGATGAGAAAGAAAATAGATTTTACATCCTTACTTACAGGACAAGAATCATTCTTAAGAAAGAAACTCTATTTTGGTGCAGATGGTAGATGGGAAGCAGCTTTCGGAATGTGGCAGTATGCTTACGGTTCCAAGTCTACTTGGTAATTAGCTTCAATAGTTTATAATTAAGAATCCTTTAATCTTCCATTGGTGGAGAATTTTCTCCTTGCTAAATTCTATGAAACCAATGGGATGGAG